GTTGAGGAAGCCTTGCGACTCTCTGATGTTTTTCCATTGGTGGCGCAAATCAACGTGTGGCCTAGAACCAAAGATTTCCATCCCCGCATTGATGATACCGATATGCGCAAAGGCTTTCTACAATTGTGCGACAACGCTGTCGCTCTCGGCGGCATACAATTTGAAATCGACGGCCAACCACTCGTTGCTACACTTTGCGCTAACGTGCTCAATCCGGCCAATGAACATTGCCCAGCGTTGGGCGACGATGGCCGGTGCAAAATTTATAAGCGCCGACCGCACATGTGCCGTGCGGTGCCGTTCAATCATGAATTTGATCCACGGTTGGCAATGCGTGTGTTTCATCGGCAACACCAGCATGATTGCGATTGGAGCAGCGCTGCTCCGGTGGTGATGCGTAACGGCCAAATTACCGATCCGCAATATGCCGCTGATCGCGCTGCTGCCCGTGAGGATCAACGGCGCGACAGCGAATTGCTCGTGCTGCTTCACGACCACAAGGCAGATGCGACATATGACGGCACTAATATCGGCAATCTGATCGAGCAAGCGTCACATCAGAGCGAGCATGAAGTTCGTTTGCCGTTTGTCGTGCTCTTGGAAATGATGCGCGGCTTAGAGCGGATCGGCAAGTTGCCAGCGCGTTATGTGTTGCCGAAAGCGGAGGAAAAATGACCAAACGCTACAAATACCGAATTCCGGTGTGGCTGATTGAACTCGCGGTCGCGGCGGCGCTCGCCTTCGGCATCATCGTAACCGTCCGCGTTCTGGTTGCCCACGGCGAAGAGCGCGCGACGTTCACCGATAGAAACGGCCACTTCGCCGGTAGCTCGATCACGCACGGGCCGAAGACAGATTTCTTCGACGCGCGCGGCCGATATCAAGGCACGACAACACAGCAGGGCACGCCCAGCAATCCGCTCGGCAACGTCAACGGCAGCGATCCATTCGGGAGACGCGGCCGATGATAGAACGAGAAGATCGTCCCTACGACGAGATATTGTACCCGCTTTTAGATTCGCTTGTGAAACTTAGCGAACGCGTATGCGAACTCGAAAAGTCGGTCGATGAAATGCGTTATCACATCACGAAATTGACAGTTTTTCTCGAACGCAAGTGGCCAGAGTCTATGAGTGAAAAATGACCGACAACAACTCCGAGACCATGCGTCTGCTTTTCGATGGCATGCGGCTCATTCTGCAAGCCGTCGTCGAATATCGCCTTCCGCACTTGCCGAAGGAAATGCGCGACGAGATTCAGGATTGGTATGACCGATGCTACCGCATGCTTGAAAACCATGAACCGCCGGGAGAGGAATGATGCAATGCCAGTGCTCGCCGCCGATGTGTCAATTCCGGCGATCACGATTTGCCAACCGCATAAGCCTGATGGGGCGCGCGAGTATTGGCAGTGGCGTTTCATAGACGGGAAAATGTGTTGGTTTCCCGGTCGAAGGCACAGAGAAAAATCAGAGCTTCGATGGCAACCGTCGCCCCGGCCATCGGAGGGGAAGGGAGAGAAATCCGTCTCGCATTCGCCGCAGAGCAAGAACGGATTTCCTCCCGACCCTATTGAGCCCGAGCCCCCAAAGATTGTCGAGGGGAGCTTCGAAGATCGATGGAAAGGGCTCGACGAGTGCAGAGCGAAAGAATTCGTTTGGGACTGTCGGCCATTGAGGGAATGATGCCTGTCAGATACTCCGATCTCTTGAGGGAGCGACGCTTGGAACAAGCCACGCTGCAAATACGGATCGCTGAGTGGAAGAGCGGCAAACTAAAAGATGTCGACGGATTGATCAACGCGCTGGTCAAGGAAAATGATCTTCTCTACAGCCGAATTAATACTCTGAGTGAGATCGTTCGAAAGCGCGACAAGTTGCTCGACGATCTGAAAACCGCAATAGCCAATTTGATGGAATGGGAAGGCGAGCAGAGCGGTAGCACATGAAGCAACAAGGGGAAACTTATCTCGGTGATGGGCTTTACGCGTCATTCGATGGGTTCATGATCGTTCTGCGAGCACCGCGCACGAACGGTGATCATTGGGTCGGTCTCGAACCCGACGTATGGCATGCACTCGTTGAATATGTCGAAGCACACAAGACGAGCGGAGTGGCAACGCATGAAAGAAATCGATGAAGAGATCGTGTGGTGGAAAGAACAGATGCGAAAGGCGAAGCACCGAGAGCTTGCGTTTGTTTGTTGGGGCATCGCGACCGGATTGATGATGGCCAAAGATGCCATCGAGCGCGAGCGGAGTGGCAGCACATGAAATTCGGAATCGTTGATCCTCACGCCGCGCGCGTCGAAATCGTCCACGCGAAGGAATGGCCGGATGTCGCAAAGACGCTCGGGATCGAAAGCGGGCAGACCGATCACGGCCTGATCGTGCGCGATGCCAGCGGCGGCCTAGGCATGTTCTGTTATGAATTCGGGCTCTTTATCAAAGAGCAACGATATTTTTCGGTAGGTCGTATGCTCGTCGGGGGCGCCGCCGTCTTCTATTGCTTCAATGACATGGGCGAGACCGTCGATCTCCATGAGATGCCGCCGATCATTTTCTATCGCGACGCACATGAGGTCGAGCGGGCAATCCGTGCAGGCGACATCGAGCGGCCGAAAATCGCAGTCAACGATAATGTCCTATGGCGGTGGCCCGAGCCGATACGGGATGAAAGCATTGTCGAGCGCATGCGTGAGCAAGGCAAGCTATAAGCTTTGGATATTCGCGCTATGACCGATGACGATGTTCGCCGCAATCTGCTGGTAGAGGCTCAAATCGAGCTATATCGCAGGCACGCGCGATGGGAACCATGGAAAGCACTAGCAGCGATCATTGCCGCAAGTGCAGTCTTTGCAGGCGGCACGTTCGCCATCGCATCATATTGGCACCCTTCGCCGCAAACCATCAACGTGCGCGTTGAGAAGTGAGGCGAAAGTGAAAAATCCATGGGTTGTGACCTATCGCGTCGAACACGACGCTGGCATGTGCATCTTCGAAGCTTATCGCGGCAGCAAAAAAGAATGCATTCGCATCGCGAAACACTCGGTCGCGCCGAATTTCTTTGAGGGGCACAAAATCACAACATGGAAACCGATCATCGGTCCTGCGAAGGATTGGGAAGATTTTTTGGAGGAAGGATGAAAAAAAGCCAAAAAAAAGCCCCGGCCGTGAAGCCGAGGCTCGAAGTTTCCAGAGGTGTACGGGTCCTATTATCCTGCCATCAACACGTAAAGCAAGAGCACGAAGAGGCAAACGGCGACGATTACAAGCATATATTCGCGGATCGCCATTACGATCAGGAGAACCCCGCCCGATAGAGCATGCCCACGATTGCGGCCAAAATGATGATAACCGCCGCCGCGAGCAGCACCCAATTCTCTTTGATGTCTTGCATCGTCATGCGACGGCCTCCGGTTCACTTTCGTCCATATAATCCTGCACTGCTTGGAACATCGCGTCGGCGTCCTCCCGTAACTCGACTTCGTGCCGCACCGTTGGCCCATAGTGATTGCAAAGATTTCGTAGCGTAAGCGCGTGCGTTTCGGCAGAAAACGCAGGCGCCTCTTTGCATAGGCGCTGAAACTCTTCGCCCCTGCCAGAGCCGTAATTCTCCCAATCCGAGCTTGAACATGATACGCCCTCGCTCCACGCGTCGAGATAGCCCGGAGACAAGCCTTTCGAATATTCATCCATCAGATTGTCGAATTCGGGATCGCTGGCATTGCTCGCGTTATAGCTGGTCTGAAAAGCGCCAGCCTCGCACGTATCGCTTTCGACATTGCTCGCACTTTGATCGCGTCCGCAGCAATGTTGCCCGCTGGATTCGCGCATGCCGCTGCCGAGCATGAACGCGTAGAGATGGCGCAGACAATTGATGCCTGCGACCGAATTAGACATATCGAGATCGGCGAACTCTTCGCCATATTCGTTGAACACATCCTTATCCGAGCTTGTACGAGCCTTCGCCATTTCGACCGCCGCCGGGTGACCGGCTTTGAGCTTCTTGTAGGTCTGCGCGAAGCTCAGCGCCATGCCCTGCGTATAGCCGGTCGGGGCAACGCCGCGATCATCCCACGAATAATCGGCAATCTCGCTTTCGTTTGCGATGCGCATGATCGCTGTCTGTTGCTCTGCTGTGAGTGCGCCCGGAGGCAGCGGGGGCGGTGGCACCGGAAGCTTGTGATCGTAAAGCGCCTGCCATGTGATCGGCCCGCAGATGCCATCCGCGTCGAGCCCGCGCGAGCGCTGATAGTGAACGACATTCTCGTGGGTCGTCGGGCCGAAGTCGCCATCGAACTCACCCGTGAACCTCGGGATCATGCGCTGCATGTCGAGCACATCGTCGCCGCTATCGCCTTGCCGCAGCGTCGGCCGCTCGCTGATCGGGACATCTTCCGGCCGCTCCGGTCGCTCGGGCGGCTGTATCGGCGGTGGCTCGCTGTCAATTGTGATCTCGCCGACCGCTTCCGCTATTGCCCGACAGATGTCCTCGAAATGCTGGCGGTAGATATCGCAGTCGCCCCGTGCATTTACAAACGCGACCTCCACGAGCACCGCAGGCATTTCCGTCTCGCGGACCCATTTCAAATGTGAGCCATCCTTGGCGCCGCGATCCTTTAGCCCTGACGCGATTGCGATCTCAGAGGCTACGTCCGCCGCAATGTCGCGGCCCGTGCTCGACCCGTAATACGCTTCCGTGCCGCGGGTGCCGTCAGTCGTCCCATTGGAATTGAAATGGATCGAGACATCCCTGTCGCGGGTGCGCTTGTTGTGCTCGGAAATCAACCAATTCAAATTGGCGTCTTGCGTCGTGCTGTGGGTATCGATCACGGCCTCGCAACTCACGCCAGCGGCATTGAGTAGTTCCGCAACGCGCTGCGTCACGCGCACGTTCTCCTCATATTCGTCAAGGCCCCAGGGATCGGGACCTTCGGCACCCCTGACAATAGATGAATGCCCGGCTGAGATGACAATCCTCATTTGGCCTCCTACGGCCTGCATTGTTTAAGCGTGAGTTCAAGCAATGTTTGCCAACGTTCGCCATTGGTGTGCTGGATGTAAACGACCATCGCCATGAACGCCAAATTGAACAGCACAAGCGCCAGGATCGCAGGCGTTGATTTCAAAGCATCGACGAGCGTGCGCGCGGTCTTGCCTGCTTCTTCACTGACGCCCGGGGGCATTTAGCAATTCCTCGCGCTTCTCGATGGCTTGCCTAATTCCTATGTAGGCCCGTCGCGCTTGCGCCGCTCCCTTAACCGGCCGCTCGTGAGCTTCGACACCCTCGCGAACGTAGACATCGAACAATTGTTCGATTTTTTTACGGTAAGCCTCATTCACGGCTTGCTTGTCCAATTCGAGCATCTCGGCATCCCATTTTGATGGCGGCAGCATCAGCACCAAGGGCTGACCCTCCGCTTCATCCTAACGGCCGGTCAAAAAGCCGAACAGCGCGAGCGCGAACAGGATGACGAGAACGATCACCACCGTCAGCATGGTGCGCTGTCCGATGCTCAAGTCATCCAACATTTTCATCGCAGCACCGTAGACACCCCAGATGCCGGTGGCGTGTAATAACTCTCGACCAACTGCACCGCGATTGAAGCATATTGCATAGTTGAATCGGTGTAGCCGATATTTTTGATCACGTTAGCGGCGTCATCGCCCTGAATGTAGCGCGAAGACCAACCAAGCTGATCCGACTGCGTGAGCACGACCTCGTTGCCGCCGGGATCAAGATAGCCGGTAACGATCAGACCGCGCGAGCCGTCGAAGTCGAGCGGATAGGTATCGGTTTGCACCGGCACGTAGTTGCCAAAATCGTCGGTATAGGCAATGACAGACTTGTCGCCGCCATTGAATGTCATCCGATACAGCGCCGCCGCGATCCAAGGGTCGCGCGCACTAACGGGGCCGATATAGAGGCTATCAAGAAGGAAACTGCCGAGCACGGTGACGCGGCACGCATAGCCGGGCGCCAGAGGATAGATCGCGATGGGGTCGATGCGAACGGCGAACGTCCGGCCAGCCCATCCTGTTTGCGATCCATCCATCAGGGGATCACCGGATCAAAAAGACCCTCGACCTTGAGCACGGCGATCACGTTGTTGATGGTGTCAATCGTATAGGTGCTGAAGTCGATATTGCCGTTCTCGTCCGGCTGAGCGGCGACGTTGTCCTGTGCATATAACGTCATCCAACCAGGATCATATGTGCGACTTCCCACTAGGCCGTCGCTATCGGCGGTGAAAAATCCGGTGAGCCACAGGCCGTTTGTAAGGTCGATGCTTACGTCCAACTGATCGCTGACCAGCGGATTGAATGTTCCATCGGCATTCATCGTAGCCGTAGCTGTGAAATTGCCGCCGAATGTCATTGGGAACATCTCGGCGTTCAACGCCAGCCACGTGTTAAGCGGCTCGGCGCCGCTGATCCAGAGCGTGAAGATTGTGAAGCTGCCAACCAAGGTCACGCGCAATGCGTAAGGAAGAGGCGACAATGGAGCGATGACGGATGGATCAATGTTGAGCACGAACGTGAAGCCATTCCATCCGGCATCGATGCCGTCCATCTGCGGTGCGCCGGTCGCGTCAGTCACGACCTGCGCGAGCGTTTGCCATACTCGCGTGACGCCGGTGTCCGGCGGCGGAATTGGTGGCAACGAGGCGCCGGGCGGCAAAGCTCCTGCGAAGGCTCTCACCTGCCAATCCCTAATCCCGGCAGGCAATGGCGGCAGCGGTTGTTTCGGCGGGACGAGCGGGCCATCGATCTCCTGCCAGAAGGTCCACGGCTCGTTGTCGCCGACGACGTGCTCATGGCGAAAGTCCATGCAGACCTTGAACGGATCGGCGTGAAACGGATCGTCGACGCTCCAGGTGCCGTCGATCTGGCAGACAAGCGGCTGCGGGCTTTGCGCACGCGCCATGGACGCGGTGCGCGCGAGGGCTTCCTTTTCATCCTCCGTTATGTCCTGGTCCTGCGGATAGGTCGGGTTCTGCCAGGGCTCGTAGTAGGTTTTGGCCATCTAGCCTTTGGCTCTCTGCCAGTTTGGAATTGCTAACTCACCTGTAGCCGTGGTCAACGGACGCCAGCGCGTGCGCTGGTCCGGCCCCGGCGGCTGTGTTGAGAAGAAGGACTCAAGCTCGGCCTCGGTGTGATGACATGGCGGCGCAGGCGGATGATGCTCGGCTCCGCATACCGCGCATTTCATCGGTAAATCCATGCGTCCGGTCGAGGGGTTCGTCGGCGGCGGCGGGTCGGGAGGAAACGGCATTGGATGATCTCCTTAGTGCACGATGAAGGCGCCGTTGTTCGTGTTGTAGGTGTTGAACGGCGGCGTCCAAATTGTCATCGAGGCGCCGGTCGCGTCAACGAAGGCGCCGTCGCTCGCGATGAGGTCGTACTGCGTGTTATTGGATAACGTGGAGTTGTTAATCCAGAGCGTGGCAGTGCCGTAGACATCAATTCCATACGTTGCGTGATTGTTGATCGTAGCAGACTCGAACAGACACGAGGCCGCGCCAGCGAGGATCATGCCAGCCTGATTGATCTGCAATTGACTGCCGGGATTGGCAACGATCAAGCCTCCCTGGAGCGATTGAATTGCGGCATTGCCATTCGGCGGACCATGACCGGCAACGTAGAGCCGTCCGAACCACAAGAGCGCGCCGAGACTGTTCACTCCGGTGACATTGTTGCTGACGACATTCGTGTATGCGGTATCCGACGCAGCATTGAAGAGACCGCCCTGACAATTTATTCCGCAATTGCCGCAGTAAGCTATCGTGACCGAAAGCGCACTTACGCAGATGACGCTGGTCTGCATGATGTCGAGACCGTGCAGGCCGAACCCCCAGATCGCGATGCCGTCGAGGAAAAGTTCCGCGAGTGCATAAATGCCATCACCGGCAGGATAGGCCCCCGGACTCGTACCAATCGTTTGACTGCCAGTGATCAAGAGATAGCGCAGCGTAATACCCGCCTGCAAAATGGCGAACGCAGTGACGCCGCCAGTGAAGCTCAACTCGGTCGCATAAACGGAGCGGAGATAAATGACCTGATTGGTGCCGTCCGCCGAGGCGTGATAGCCGGTCACCGAAAGGTTGGCCGGTGTCGGCGAGGCGCCCAACAGCGCGCCTCCCTGCACCGTAACCCGGTTCATATTCGGGTGGTTGACCTCGACGGTCGTAGTGTAGGTCCATCGTCCGGGTGCGACCATGAAAACGACCGAACCCGTATTTGTGATGATGTATTGCGCAAGCCATTTGAACGCAGCAAACAAATCAACAAAGTCCGATCCCGCTCCATGTACCGTTTTGGTGATAGCTGTGGTGATGTATTTCTGGGCTATCAGGCTTTGGATTGCCTGCCATAATTGGGTAAGGTCGTTATGGTCCGGGGTTAATCCGGCATTTTGAATTACCGTGACAATCTCTATTTGATCCTCGTCAAAGGCAGTATTTGGAGGTATAGAGCCTTCCGTGCCCGTAACCGGATTACCATTAATATACCTCGGATATACCCCTAACGGAGGAGTCGGAGTTCCGAACGGCTGCGAATACCTCATAAGCTTTTTCCTCTTTAGCTTTTATGGCAGTGGCGGCGTGTTAGGGGGTGAACCAATCCCTATCAGATATTGGCGTAATCGCATGTAGAGCGCGGCCTGTTGCGCGTCTGTCAAAGCGCCGCCCAAACAAGTGACGGATATTTGATTGGTGCTCCAATAGCTGTATGCGCCGCCGAATAGGAACGGGCTGTTGACCAGAGCCATAGACGGAGTCGAACTAAACTGCTGCTGGACGCCGTTCTTATATCCGACCGTGTTGATCACTCCGCTGCGATTGACGAGATAAAATCCCCAAGACTGATCATCGCTGAAGGTTAGCGACCAGTGCGGCGTGCCCTCATTGACGCCCATGGACGTAACGCCCGAGCCGGAATCGTTAACGTTGATGTAATTGGACCATTGATTGGTCACATCGCCGAAAACGTAGTCATTCGGCTGGATGGCGCCGGGCGATTGCACCCATACCGCGGCAAAGGCGCTGTTGCGGGTAAACTTGCCATTTGCCGCCGAGGGATTGAAGTTGGAATTGATGTAGCCCTGCGTAGCTCCGGGGCTGTAGCCGTGATTGGGCGAGAAGGAGCAGTTGTAATTCGCGCCATAAGTTGTCGTGACGAGGTCGGTCAATGCCTGCGGCTCACTCTCGGCAGCGCGTATACCGAGATGATCGAGTTGGGGCCATACGCCGTCGATCTTCAGTCCCTTGATCAAGAAATCGATCTGCTGTCGCCGCGCCGTGCTGACCGTGCCGCCTCTAGCGACGACTGCGTTTATCCAGTTCGTCGTCGCCGGATCGGGCGGCGCGAGCGCCACGAGTAGCGTCGGTTGAGCGAACTTCGGTGAACCCAGATCGTATGTATTTGGTGCTTGCGGCCAATAGACCACGTCAGGCCGGTCGTCGATGACCTGATCGGTGTTGCGCTGCTGAACTTGCTGGCCATCGCGCAGCACGACATAGAAGCCGACTAGAGTGCCCGCCAAAGGATCGTCGATTGCCGAATAGTCGAAGAGCGGTAGCGTGTGCGCAGGCGCCCAACGATGGAAAAGACATTCCAAGTCAGTGGCGCGCTGGATGAAAAGATGCGGGTCGATGCCCGCCTGCCCGCTTCCCGCGCGGAACCATACCAGCTTGTTCGAAAGGATATGGACGGTCCATGCGAACCGCATCTCGGGCGAACCGATCTGGCATGGCCAATCGCTGAGCGTGCCATCGGCCTGCCGCGTGCGGTTGTCGCCGCAGGCGTCGACGCCGACCATGAAAGGGCGATATTCCGTGATCGTGATCGAGTAGCCGAGCCAATTCGCAACGCCGAGAAAAAACTCGCGTGATTGCGCGCCAAGCAGCGTCATTTTCAACACGAGCATCTTCTGACGCTCGGCAAGCGCGGTCGGCGGATGAAGCAGACAAGTCTCGGGTAAGCCCCACGCCCGCTCCCACCAGTCTATCATTTCGGTGGTTGTCGGCGGGTAGCTTTCACGCTCAAGCAAATCCGCGGCGCGGCCATCCGCCCAGCCCATAATGCCAGCGAGCCCGTAGATGACCTTCATCAATGTGGAATCTGGCCATCGCGGCCATGCGATCCCGGTCGGCAAAAGATTTGAAAGCGCTATTGCGTACTCGTCCTGCCCGCGCCTTATGTGCCGATCATTCGGAACCGGCGGCGGCAACGGCGAGAATGCAGGCGAAGGAAGCTGCGTCGGTAGCTGCGGCGAGGGCGGAAAATTTCCATTGCTCATGGCGTTGGATAGGTAATCGTACCGAGCACTGCCAGCGCGCCGTTATGCGGCATCGGGTGATCGACCATGTCTAGCTCGAATTCATTTGTGACACGATTGATCGCTTCGGCAACCCATGATGCATAAATCGTTGTGCCGGGAACAAGCAGGCCGTTGACCTGATGCGCGGGCATCGCGCGTTCCAGCAGCATGGCGCTCACCGCCGTTGCGACTTGATTGCGCGCCGTCAGTGAGTCAGTGACGAGCGCGAGGTTGAAATCTATCGGCTCGGGCACCGGGGCTTGGACCTGAAAGTCGCGCACAGCCACCGGCCGCTTTCTATCGAGATACGCGTAGACGGCATTGATATCGTCGATCAGCGGGAAGCCGCCGGTATCAGCGCGCAGGAAATCGGTCATGAAGCGCAGCGTGACGACGCCCATTCCGAGTTCACGCGGCGCGCACCATGCGCGTGTGACCGATGGAATTGCCATGGCCCATTGTTCATAATCGTAAGCGCATCCTCCCATTGGCGGTTGGCGAATACGCGCGAGGACACGCGCACGGAGCGCATCGTCGGTTTCAACATCAGTGCCGCCGCGGAGATCGATGACAGTTACCGCCCCATCAACACCCGAGACTGGCGTCGCCTGCGCGAGGACCGTGCCGACCGGCTGATTTTGATTAGCGCCCGGATTGATCGATTGGATTGCGACCTCTAACGGCTGCGCGCCCGTCGCTGGCAACGTCGCGAATTCCAGTGTCTCGTAGGTCTGTCCGGTCGCCGCGTAAAGAATGCTGCCCTCTGGGATCAGCACGCCCGGCACGCCAGTAAATCCAACCGTGCCATTGGATGGCGTTGCGTTCTTGCGACCGAGCGAGCCATCGGCGTTCACGAGCCACATCGTTGCATGCCGGTCGAGCCATATAGTTTCTGCCAAGTCCGGCATGAGTTGCCGGGCCAACCAATCAAGATAACGAAGATTGAGTTGCGCGACCCCTGCCATCGCATCGCCCATCACTCGCAGCACGGTATTGCCGATAACCGCAGCGCCTTGCAACGATGTCGTGAGATCATCACGAACCATCGCGCGAACCTGATAGAGCGTTGGCGTTGTCCACGGCATTATGGCGTCCATCGGTACGGTGAAAGAACCGGCTCGACCAGGATCGCGGCCCAAAGGTCTTGGAAAATCAGATCGACTTCTGCGACCGGGCCGCGATAGACGATGACATGCACATCGATGCGCTCGATATCAACACGTTGGGCGGTGATGTCGATGGCACTGCACAGCCGCATATCGACAAGCGGCTGCAAAGCATCGCGCGTGTATTGTTCTGCGCGGAAAACGGTATCGCCTTCCCATGCATATTTGTCGGCAACCTTAGCACGTTCGAGCAACCAATTTTTCGTACCGATAGGCCAGCCGCGCCAGATTTGCGCGTCCAGGTCCCCCCACCAGCCGCGGCGATCATCGCTATCGGGATCGGGACGAATCTCGTCGGGACCAGATCGCATGTCGGTCATCAACGCGACCTTCACATAGTTCGCAAGCTCCTGCCGCTGATCAAGCAACCCGTTTCGGAGCAGCAACCAATCAGCGATAGTCTCTCGCAGCGAGGCGCTTGATACGATCCTGACATCGGTCATCGCGTTGCGATCCCCGGAATTACCCTGGATAGAACTCTGAGCGCGCGCGGGCAGAAGGCCGGATGCACAACGCCATTTTCGCGCTCGATCTCCTGCGACCGAGCGTCGATCTGCGTGATGTCATCGGGATAAATGCGATTAGCCAGATAGAGGCTCGGCATCGGTGCACCGGACACATACGTCATATAACGCGGCAACTGTAATTCGCTTGTAGAGAGATGATTGATCACAGCACCGCCGAGAGCATTGAGTGTTTGATAAACCATCACGTCGATTTCGTCGATGCCGAGCACTTTCGCTGCATCGAAGGCATCGCTCATTTTCTGAATCATGGCTTGGACATCATTCTGCGTCCTGAATGCCATCGTCGTGATGATTCGCGATTGGGTCGCAAGCGTCATGACCAATGCGCTGCGGAAAACCGCTTGCGAGAATGGATCGGTCGCTCCCGCTTGGCTCATGAGAAATTGGCGCGTCGCTTCGAGCCCGGCGAAGGTCGCGCCCGCCGGGATGCATGCGGTGAAGATCGCCTGCAAATCGGTACCGAGCGTATTTCCACGGATTTCGGCCGCCGCGTTCGAGCGCATCGTGTTGATCAGAACGCGCACAGTGTCGCGCTCCTTCGTTGGCGACGGCGGGATCGAGGCCAACAGCGTGTTGAGCATCCCCACGAGAATATTGGTGGCCGATTCGATTTGTGTGAGATAGGTCGGCGGCAAATCGAGTGTGACGACCTGCCATTGCAAGCGCGGATAACTGAAAGCAGGACTGCCAAGCCAATAATAAGACGCAGTCGTGAGGACATTGACTTGATGAATACCGGTCGCTGACCACGCAATAGGACCGACGGAGAAGCTGGCGCCTGTAAGGTGATAGATATGTTGGTAATAGGCGGGAGCGAAGACCGGTGAGCCAACAGCCCAGCGATTTGCAAACAGCATATATTTCTGCGCAAACGTGGGCTTGCTGAATGACGGCGAACCAAGCGCGTAGGCGTTGACGTGAAGATTGACCCGCTGCGCAAGCGCTGGCGGCGACCATGCCAGCGCGCCGAGCGAGTATGCATTGGCGTGCAGCGCAGAAACGGATGTGAAAACGTGGAGTGTCGGTGTCGCGAATGCAGGCGAGCCAAGCGAATAGGCGGCCGAAGTAAAATGATAATTGAAATGAAGAGGTCCTGGTGTGGCGAACGCAGGCGACCCAAGCGAATAGCTGCCAGCCACCAGCATAACGCCAGCCTGGAAGGCGGTCGCCTGAAATGCATTGGCGTAGCTTTGAAATGCCGGATTGCCGGACATGTCACGTCATCGGGACGATCCGGCCCGGCTCACCCAGGCGAGCAGCGAGGAGCTTGAGAGCATTGGCCACGACGATCCTGAGATTTGGGTCGTTGAGACCCTTGATCCAGGCGTCAATCTCCACTGGCGTCATGGTCCGCAGTTTCGCTTCCAGATCGAGCGTCCCGCTATCGGCCGCGTTGGCCTCGCGCTGCGCCTTCGCCGCATTTTGCTGATCTAACCAAGCTGTCGGCACATGCGCGGCGAGCACCGCGTCGAG